TGAAAGGATGTTTAGCCCCATCGATGTAGCCAACAAAGATTCTTTCTTGCCATGGTTGGTCGATGGTGTCACGAACTTCAATCATTTCGCCGTACTGGAAGTTTGGCTCAAACATGTCTTCCGTCCAACTATATCCAGTACAATCATCTAAGAGATATTGTTTATATACCCCGCCTATGTTTCCTCTAATATTATAACTGTTACCACAATATTTTCGCATATCTCTAAGGATTATTGCATTACCTACTTCTAAATCCCCATTTTTAGTTAAACCATTCTCACGCTGCATTGCTTCCCAACTTCTAATTTTTACTATGTCTCCTGTTTTCATTTGAACCTCACTTTCTTGGTTGCATAAATAACGCCCTGGTTTTGTTCATTGCTGGCATTTTTATATACTGTTAGCCTGTGTAATATAATCCATTGATTAACAGTTCTCCATATACGCATAAGTACTGAACAGCTTCTACCGATCCTAATATGTTGTAATTTGTTTTCATCTATTCCCCCTTAATAATCATACGACCATTTATAGCCCATTGATGTTTTGATCTTACCTAAAGCACAACGCGATATTCCAGACGTAGAGAAACCTGTATTATGAGCCGCAAGGTTTACGGAATCAAAAATAGCTATAATTTCATTTGTCTTAATATCCAATTGAGTCACTCGTCGGGCTTGCTTATAAGGTCGGAAATTCTGACCCATTGTCTTGTCATGACCAATGTTGAAAAGAAACTTACTCTCCTTAAAGCCACCTCGATTACTTTGTACCTTTAATCTCTTTTCATATTCCTTTTGAAGATTTTCTATGCTCATTATTCCTCCATTAGGTTTTCGTGGGTGTTTCCGACAAGCTGTTTCTATGGATTTCCCTATTTCTCTCACTCTTCACCCCACGATGTAGTTACGATTACATCATCTTGTTTTAATAAGGATTCGACATTCTTCATTAACTCTTCATTCCTTTTGATGTAATCTTCAAACAAAGCAATGACTTGCTTCTGCTCCTCGATGATCATGTCTTTTTTTATAAGCTCATCACGCTTAACAACTGCGTAACGACTAGGTTTATTTGATATTAATGTCTCAGAGTCTTGGTTTATCTGGCCACTAATATAATATGACCTGTCTTTATCAACTTCACTTGCTATTGATGATGTACTTAACAGTAATAGGATTAATAAGGTTTTCATTTTTAATTCTCCTTTTTATTGATTATTATTAGAAATAACATGAAATAAGCTGTAAATTGAAATATAAAGCCTACACATATGAAAAAATTCATGCTTTCTTCTTTGCATAATCCTCGGCGAACTGTATCCACTCATCAACTTCTAAATTGCAAATCCAGTCACTTGTGAAATCGTCGTCGAGGATACAAGGATTATCTTCCATGCACTTTTCGTATTCTTCAAAGTCTTTTGGATTACTTTTATGCGCATCACACATAAAAAAATTAATTATACTCATAATCTGCCCGCCTCGTTGATGTTCTGATTTTGGTTTCTTTAAATAGCCAAATGATTTTAATAACTGATTTAAACCTCCTATATATCTGGAACATTTATCTTATATACTCTTGGACGAATTTTGAGGATGTTTAAATCGTCCGCACTCTCAACGGTATAACACCTATCACTATTTCCTTTAATTCTATTAAACCACCAGCTAACTTCGCTTTTTACTGATTAGAGTCTAACTGCAACACTTTTAACTGCATACTCGCTAACCATAATGCATATGATTGTCTTATTTAACATTCTATTTATCCTCACTTAATATTTTAATGATGTTTTTAGAAATGTTATTTTTTGATGTTACTGGAAACGCTTAAATAATTCATTATCTTTTTCCCTTTGGGCAATGTTTACTACTTCATCTAATTGAATTACTTAATTCCTACGTTTGCATCATGGTTGCTCTTTAATGAGTCTAAAACCTCAGATACTGTTAATGCACTGTCTACATTGTTCCAGGTGATACTTATTTCATGTTTTTATTCTCCGAATTTCTTTTCATCATTTGTGACCTTGTTACTATTTCAAGATTATCGTTATGCTTATCGCCGTCCTTATGCCAAACCATCCGGTATAATGCCATTAAACAAATTGCTCTAGGCTTACGCTTTTTTGAACCACACGCAGTCTTTTTCCATAACCTGGACGCCACCCTTCCATGTTTTTCACCATTATTCTCTGGTGTGAAATATGTCAGCTTACAGCTTTTTTATACCCTTATTATGCGGGATATTCCCCTTCTTGAATTTAGTCATTCCAACCCAAACTTGAAATATAATAGTCTGCTGAATACTCTTTTAACATCTTTTAAACTCGTCTCAAGTTGAAGGTTGTCTTTTCAATTCATTTTTTTAGCCCCTTTATTGGTTCACCCTCTTCATTAACTAGTTCTTCAATACATTTATCACAACGTCCTCATATACTTGATTGTCGGTATCTTTACATCTTATGCATTGCGCTATGCTCATGTTATGCCCCTTTGTTAGTAATTATATTATGATCTTCTAGGATTACATAACTAAGGTCTGCACCAATAAGGGTTGCATGCCTAAGGTCTGCATCACTAAGGTATGCCTTGCGAAGATTTGCGGTCTGCCCTATCTTCACTATTCAACCATTTTTTATGAGATTCTAGGATTTTATTTAGTGTTGTTTTCATTTTATTTGGTTTGTGAAAATTCATCACGCGTTAATATAATGTTTTCAACGGTTATTGTTGGTTTTGTGGGTTGGGGTATTTATAACCATCTCAATTTCGTTAAAAAAACCTCTTTTTAAGATATTCATATTATTATCCCTTTGTTGATGTGAAAAATGGCGCGCCTAGATAATCGCTATCTCAAGCCATCTTTTAACATCGCTATCTTTTCACCAGTTCCATGTTCATAAATTGCAAAAGTACCATTCGCTCTTTTATTGAATCTAATTGTATGATATTTCATTTTATGCCCCTTTATTGATAAAGTCTTCGGTTCTTAGCGTGTAGCTATCAATTTCTTTGTAGTTACCTTTGTTAATGAATAGATTCTGGAGTGTAATGTTTTTGAAACGCTCTAATCCTATAAAACTCTGATTGCCGAGTATGTACAATTTTATTTCTTTCGTTCTATTCTTGTTTTATGGGGTGGTAGGCCTTTCCCAGAAAAACTGATTGCCTTTAGAGTTAAAAAACGATTCTATAATTGCCTATCTGTACGATAAGTCTGACCAAATATGAACTTTCCATTAATATTCTTGCTCTTTTTTTATTTCTGTTAGTATCTGTTCATCTGGATAACCACAAGTTTTTAGAAATTAAGGTTTGAATCTCTACATCCAGCAACCTGATTTCTTTTATTTACATAAATGCTTTTCGCTTGTTAGTTTTGTCTTCATTTTATGCGTAGTTGTTTTCTAGCTATCTGGTGTAATTGCAAAATATCTTCCCTTTAACGTAACTGACTTACGTTCTTTTTAATTTTCTGTAATATATAATCTTTTACGAATATCTTAAAATGTAAGCCGTTCTATAATTTACGTTTTGCCTTCTTCTCTTTTCTTGTCATATCTATTCCCCTTTGGTTTTTTATTAACAGAAACCGGCTTCTTCAAATACGATCCACCTTCAACTTATGTAACGCTGCACTAATTGCGCTTGTCATAACCAGCCTTCCCTATCGATACTGTTATTTTCTTTACTTGTGGCGAGATATCCTTGCGCGGTACGGTTGTCGCTCCAATTGCAAACTTTTACCTTCCTTTAATAATGCGATTGCTTTACATGCTTATAATGTTTTTCATTTTATCTGTTTATGCGTTATTAAATTGAAATTGTTAATAATCTTGTACAACTCTTCTTAACGCTCATTACAGGTTCAATAATTGCGATATCTTTACGCAAAAATACTTTGTAACCCTTTCTGTTCTTTAAAAAACGTTTTTATTGACACTTTATTTTCATTTTATGCGTTACCATCGGCAGTATAATCTAAATGCTCTTGTATATACTATTCTGAGACTTTAAATCTTTCTTCCAATTTGCAACTAAAATATCTACTCTATTCGCTATTCCCAAAAGTGACTCATCACAAGATTTTGTTGCCTTATTAAATGTTATAGTTTCTATTATAAAGGACAGTCATTCTGACCATCAATCGTTTAACTCTATGCCATACTCATTAAAAAAACGAATCCCAAGCCAATTAATTTCGATATTCTTCAATAGCTTTTGATAACTCATTGATTTTATAAATGTTTATTTTTATTGTCTTCATTTTATTCCCCTTTGTTATAAACAAACTTTTGGGTCAATATTTAGCTTTAATTCTTGATTTTTTCTTTGTCTTGTGTTATACAGCTTCTCTAGTGAATTACAGATAAACAAGGATACGGATATCGTTAATATTAAAAATATTAAAATAAATAATTCAGGCATGTTGTTGATTATGGTTAATACAGGCCTCGGCTTGCTCTTTACTTAATGACTGCATAAGTATTTTAAAGTCTTTATGTAAACTTTCTATCATATGTTTATCGTAATTGAGGCAACTTTGTAAATAATTTGAAACTTCTTGATTTGTTATATTCATTTAATCGTTCCTTTAGTTGATGTATTGATTTGTTTTGTTTAGATGTCAAGTGTTTTAATTGTTAAGATTAGTTTATATGTTTAATGTTTGTTTGTCAAGTGTTTGTTTGATGTTATTAGTATATGTTCGTTTGTCAAGGGGTATTGTGATTAGTTTATTTTCTTTATTTAGTTAAATGGTTATACCTAGTGAATATGGGTTTGGTTTCGGGTCTGGTTTGGTACAGTGCTATGCACTAATAAAAATCAGTATGTAGCATAAGTAATCGTAAGCCATGGGGCAATGTGTCCATGCTCCTGAGGCAAGGGTGGGCGCACTTAAACGATTATAGAGTAAGAGGTTATGGGAAATTTGATGGTAGGTGTCCACCACTTTGCCCCTTTTTTGCCACCGCTAAATTTTCTCTGTGTGAGCGTTTTCAAGCCTTTATACAGAATTTTATATACATGGGCATTTGATACATATTTTATATAAGTGTATATATTTTAATGGTTTAAGGTGCCCATGTAGCGTCATTTAAGCATGGCCTTTTCAGTGACTCATACGGACTTTGTGGACTCTTTGTTTAATTCTTTATTATATGTTTATTACTACCAATCTCCAATAGTCCTTGACAGCCTTGTGACAGCCCTTTCGTTAGATGTTAGGGTGATAAGGCGTTGAGTATGGTTGAGCGCCATGATCGTTGAGTGGTAAAGGAATCCACCTATATATAGGGAAGGTTAGTCTGTACTTGTCTGGTCTGGTGTATGTAGTTTATATATAGAATGCGTGCCTTCCTAGTTGTTAACTAGTCTGTTAAGTAGCTTGTTAACACTTAGAACACATGGTTATCCACAGGATTCTCGAGTTATCCACAGCTTATTAACAGTTAGGACGCTGGCAGACCCCCGCCCCACCTAATAAGTCATGGGGGTAGGATGTCTATCTACCACCCCTCACAATAAACTCAAATATCCCTATCAAGTACTATAACACTAAATTAACATTGACAATACTCATATCAAGTGGTATCATTATTTAGTCAGGAGCCATCCGAAAAAGCATAAAAACCAGGTTGATGTTAAATAACTTATGAATATCAAAGACCCCATTCAAGAAGATATCCCAAAGATCATACCATTAAAAGATTTAGGTAATGCATTATTAGATTGGTTAGTAGAGGAAGACAATTACTGGATAAAGAAATTCCTTGTGCAGCAAGACTTAACAGAAGAAGAATTTTCAGAGATGTGTGAGTCCGACAATAATTTAGATAATTGTTATAAGAAGGCGATGATGGTGCAGGAGTTCAAGATCATCACGATGGCTAAGAATGGTTCTATAAAGGATCAGTTAGCTATGCAGTTGGGCAAGACGTATCATAGTTGGGCGCAGGATCAGAATGTAAATATTTCCAATACGTTTGGTCGAGCGGTAGATGAGACAGTAGATCGAGCGAAGCAGGTAGTCCAAGAGACGATAAAGAAAGAATAGATGGCGACAAAGTCAGAGTTACAAGAGATGTATCAAGTAACGCGTCGAGGTCTGGTAGACTTCAGGCGCATTTTTATGCCTGCCCCTAATGAGTTGCCCCCTGCCACGTTTCATCAAGACTGGTCGGACAGTCTTTTAAATAAGAGTAATCATATAGCTTATGAAGGATATCGAGAGTCGGGAAAAACCTCACTTATATTAAGATCCTTTCCGTTGTATGCTCTATTATATCCGAGGCCGGAGTGGGACTTCATAGTCATCATAAAAGCTAATCAGAGGGAGGCGAGGAGATCGTTACGTAATATCACTACTGAGTATTTGGATAATCCGTTGTTAAAGTGTCATTTAAAGAAAGTTTTAAAGAATTCCTCTGATGTATTTGAGATAGATCTCGGCAAGTATGGCGTGAAGCGCATTGAGGTATATGGTAAGGGAGCTTCGATTAGAGGTTTACTTAACCGAGATGTGAGGCCATCGATAATTTTGATGGATGATGTTCAGGACACTTTAGATATGCGTTCGGAGGTGGTGCCTGAGAACGATTGGGATTGGTTTTTATCTGATGTAATATTTTTAGGTAAAGAGACGCGAATCTTCATGATAGGCAACAACTTAGGAGAGCGGTGTATTATAGAGAAGTTATCTAAGAACCCTAAGAAGTGGGATTTCGAGTTTAATAGGATTCCTTGTGCAGATGCGCAGCTTACAACGCCGACGTGGCCGGAGCAGAGTACTATAGAAGAGATAAAGGAAGAGCGGGAGAAGTTCAGTAATGAGGGTAAGTTAGATATTTGGTTAAAGGAGAAGATGTGTCAGGCGGTTAATGATGAGATAAGAATTTTCAAGAAGGACATGTATCGTTATTATCCTCCGTCGCTGAAAGAGCATTTAGCTTCACAGGGCGAGATATTGGCAACGCTTGACCCAGCATCTAGTAAGAGAAAGGACTCATGTTTCCGAGCGGTAGTAATAGGTAGTTTGATGCCGGACGGTCATTGGTATATATTAGATACATTATTTGGCAGGTGGGATTCGGTTGAATTAATCAACCATATGTTTACAGCGGTGAGGAAGTGGGGGATAAGAGATTTTGGTATAGAGAAGGGTCAGTACCAGCAATTTTTGGAGCCGGTGTTATATAAGGAGATGACGACGAGAAGGTGTAGGTTTAATATTACACCGTTGGAGCATGCCAAGATAGGATCTAAGCTTGAGCGGATAAAGATGTTACAACCCTACTTCAAGTCTGGCGGCATTTGGTTTCCTCAGGAGTCTGAGTGGAAGGCAGAGATGGAGAGTGAGTTGGCTGGGGTAACGCGAGTTGAGATCAAGAGTGAGTATATCGATCTTGTTGATGCTCTTTCGATGTTAATTACGCAGATGCGAGCCTATTGTGTGCAAGAGGAGCCAAAGAAAGATTATCTATCCAGAGATGCAAGTTACAACTTCAGTCCAATGACAGCATAAAATAAACCACAATTATCTTGTAACATAAACAAAACCATACTATTATTTAAATGCTTGACAAAAACAAATAAGGCGTTCAATGGAAGATATCATAAAAAGAATTTATAGAGATTTAAAGTATTCCTCGACGAGGATGCAGTCACTAAGAGCTAAAATTAAAGAAGACCAAGAATTTGAACGCGGCAAACAGTGGGACGACGCAGACATTGAGTCATTAAGAAAACAAGGTGTCTTAGCCCTCACAATAAATAAAATTAAACCAATCATAAAGCTCCTAACAGGAATTGAACGTCAGAGCAAGTCTGATTTCAAAGTATTTCCAGAGGGTGCAGAAGATTCAATTTCCTCAGAGATAGCATCTCGATTAATGAAGAGTGTCACTAAGAACAGCTCTTTAGAAATAAAACTTTCAGAACAATTCAAGCTCGGATCAATTGGCGGCATGTGTTTTATTGAGCCGTATATAGATTATTCGTTTGACATGATTAATGGTAATATGAAGTTCAAGGTATCCACCTCTGATTATTATCTTGACCCTCATTTCAAAGAGTACGACCTTTCCGATTCAAAGTTTCTAATAAAAGTAACACAAGATCTTTCCAAAGACGACTTAGTCAACCTTTTTCCTGAGCAAGAAAAAGAAATAGAGAAGATTGGCGACGGCAAGTTAAATTTTGATATCATAAACAAGATGGACGTTTCACGTGAAACCGAAGACTATCCAGAGTTAAGTAGCAAAGAGGCGCAGAGTGTAGAAGACCTTGAGCGTGGCGACAGGTACGACCTTATTGACTATTATTATAAGGAAAGCCAATTAAGATATTTTGTTTTCATTGAGAATCCCAATACAATTGAAGAATACAAGACAAAAGAAGAAGCGGAAGAATTCCAACAAGAATTTGGTGGCATCATCATCGAGAGAAAGGTGCCTGTAATTATGCTTGCTCAAGTAGTGGGCCAGACCATTCTATTTGAAGGTATTTCCAGTTCATATCCTAATTGGAGAACATATCCTGTCATTTCTTATTTTGCTGACCTTGTTACTGAAGAGCTAGGCGATATGTCCTTAATGATTCAGGGTATTGTTAGAGGAATTAAAGATTTAAATTTAGAGTATAACAAGCGAAGAACCCAAGAGCTTAAGCATTTAAATTCAAGTGCAAATTCAGGATTCGAGATTGAAGAAAATCAATTAACAAAGGATCAAGAAGAAAAGCTAACTAATTTTGGATCGTCCTCAGGAATTGTAATTAAGCGTAGACAGAATTCACCTCCTATTGGACGTATTTCACCAATGCCATTATCTCAAGGGCATGCTCAACTAGCGGCAGAGAACGCACAAGACTTAAAAGAAGCATCGGGCGTAAATCCTGACCTTCTTGCCAATAATTCTCAGTCTCAATCTGGGCGTGCCATTCTTTTAAAGCAGCAGCAGGGTTTAGTAATGATCCAGGAGATGATAGACAATTTCAGCCAGACAAAGAAGACGGTTGGAAAATTTATTCTTTCTCAGCTACCGGACATCTTCACTGTTGATTCTGCAAGACGTATTTTAGGAAGCGCATTTATTTATGACAATTTCAATACACCTGTGAATGTTGTTCTTGAGCGTGGTTTAGCTAAATTAGAAAACAATCAAGATAGCGAAGTAACAGAGCTTGAAAATAACGCGATGTTAACGTATCCAGATATAACAAATGGAGAGCCAATCGTCGACGAGAATAATGAACTTGTCAATGTTGTTGATGACGATGTAGCTAACCAAATAATTTCAAATATCCTTAATAATAAGGAATTAGTTAAGTACGATGTTTCAATTGGCGAAGGGCTGTATGCAGATACTATAAAGCTGGCTAACTTCAATGATTTAAAAGAATTAGCTTCACAAGGGGTGCCAATACCACCAAATGTTCTTATTGAACTCTCGATGATTCCAGAGTCAGATAAGAAAGGAATACTACAACAATTGCAGGCGCAAGCGGAGGCGGCAATCGCACAGCCAGCAAAACAAGGAGAATAACATGGGCTATGGCTCAAAAGAATACCCAGAGAATTGTGATTTTTTAAGAGAAAGATTTGGATTAGAAAATTCATCTACAATTTACGACTTCATTTCTGTATTAACAAAGTTCGTAAAAGAGCAAGACGAGTTATCAAAAAACGTGACGGAAACAAAATCCGTTAAAAAGGAGAAAGCAAATGTCTGAGGATAAATCAGAAGAAACAATCACACTTGACGAAGTAGTAGAAGATGTAAAAGAAGAAAAATTTGATGTAGAAGGATTAGATGAAAGTGAAGTAGATCTGGCCAAAGAGCATGGCTTATATAAGGAAGAAGAAGATGGCGACAAAAAGGAAGAAGAAAAGAAAGAAGATGTTACAACCTTTGATGACATTGAAAAAGATGAGAAGCTTTTAGATAAATTCAATAAGAATGAAAAAGGTTTGTATTGGAAGTGGAAGACAGACAAGCACAAGAGACAAGATGCTCAGAAAGAAAGCGAAGAATTAAGAGATAAATTGAACTCAGCGTTAGAAAATGCACCAAGCGCATCGAAGTTAAATAAGATTAAAGAATTACTTAAAGACCCAGACTCTTTGACAGTTGAATCTTTAGAAGCAGTATTAAATGAAGAAGCAGAAAAGCCCGACGAGAAGAAGAGTGAATTAGATAATGCACAAGTCATCCAGCAGAAGGTAGCCAATAAGGCAATGTTTGCAGAAAAGATTGGTAGTGCTAAATATGGTCAAAGTGAATTCGAGAACTATTCAAATTTAGTAAAAGAATTAATGGTAGAAGATACAACTGGTGTATATCAAAAAATAATCGATGATGCGTTTATGAATGATGCGATTGATGAAAATACATTAGTAGAGCAGGTTGTTAGGATTGCAAAGATGAGTCCTAAATTTAATGATCCAGTTCAGCCTAAGGTTGAAAAGAAAACAGAAGTTGAAAATAGAGTAATAAATAACTCTAAGAAAAAATCTAGTAGTGCCTCTGTTAATGGGGCAAGTGGTAAGCGTATTATCAGCGAGTCAGAATTGACAGTAGATCAAGCTGAAAGATTATCAACAAGTCAGTGGAACAAATTAAAAGAAGAAACTAGAGAGAGAATCTTAATGGGTAATAACCCATAATATAATTTAGGAGATACAACATGGCAAATACAAGTTCACTTGATGCTTTAAGACCAGAGCTTTGGCAAAAAGTATTGATGAAAAACAAATCGGATATGAGTTTTCTTTCTCGTTTTATTGGAGAAGGCGAAAACAATATTATCCAATCAAAGAATGATCTTAAGAAAGAATCAGGCGATTCAATTACTATTCCTTTAACTGCTAAGTTAACTGGAGATGGTGTTAATGGTGATGGAGAACTAGAAGGTAAAGAAGAAGCAATCGTTGCATATAGCGACGGTGTTTCTATTGACCAGAAACGTAATGCAGTACGCCTTAAAGGTAGATTAGATGAGAAAAAGAATGCTTATAACATGCGATCAGACGCAGCTAGTAAATTAGCTATCTGGTTGTCTGAATTCGAAACTCGTCAATTTTTCTTGAAATTAGGTGGAGTAAATAACACAACTTTAACTGATGTTGCTGGTAATGTCGTTGGTACTTCTGCGTTGTGGTCAAACACACCAGCACAAGTTCCTACAGCAGAGACTGCGGCAGGTTTTGGTTCACGTTATTTATGTGCAGATTATACTAATGGTGCTGACTCTTTAGCTGCAACAGATTTGTTGACTCCTGAGTTGATTTCTCGCGCTAAGTATAAAGCAAGTCAAAAACAAGCAAATGGCATGCCACGAATGAATCCTATTATTGTTGATGGTCGTGAAAGCTACGTTATGTTTGTTCACCCTTGGCAAGCATTTGATCTTAAGAACAACGCTGTGTGGACACAAGCACAACGTGAAGCTGGAGATCGTGGAAGCAAAAATAACATTTTCACTGGTGCTTTAGGTGTTTGGGACAATGTTATTCTTTTCGAACATGAGTATGTACCATTTCTTGATATTAGTGTTGCTGGAAATAACTTCTTCTCAGCTGATTCAGGAACTGACATTTCAGCAGATTGTTTCCGTGCTTTACTTTGTGGACAACAAGCAGCTGTAATTGCTCATGCTGATAGTTCAATGAAAATGGTTGAAGAAACAAAAGACTACAAAAACAAAGTTGGTTATGCTACAGGTATGATCGGTGGAATTCAAAAGTTGACTTTTAATTCTAAAGACTTTGGCGTCGTCAGTGTCGATACCGCAGCAACAGCTCTTGTTTAGTGTGAACTAAATTAATTGTTTACAAATGTATCATCTTCCGTTATGATAGTTAGAAATTAACTATTTAACGGAAGGTAATACATGAACAAAATATGTTCAGGCTGTAAAGAATCAAAGGAGTTAGAATTATTTGTAAAAAATAGAATGTCGATTGATGGAAGACATAATCAGTGTAAGAAATGTCGGAAAGAGTTCTACAATAATAACAAAGACAGGCTTCTTAAAACTCAGAAAGAATACAACTTAAAAAACAGAGATTCAATTAGTAAAAGAAAAAATAAAAGAGCAAGAACCAAGCACGGAAAAATAATGCAGATATTATCAAACATAAAGAAGATATGTGAAGACCCTAACAATAACAGATTTCATCGTTATGGTGGTCGTGGGATTACAAGCGTTCTTACTTATGATGAGTTATCTATATTATGGGATAGAGGTGATGCTCAGGATATGAAGAATCCTAGCATTGATAGAATCAACGTGGATGGTAATTACAAGTTTGATAATTGTCAGTTTTTGGAATTTTCAGATAATGCAAATAAAGATTCTATGAAACAAGTTAATCAATTAACTGTTGATGGTGAACTGATTAAAACATGGGAGTCATTTGCTGAAGCTGGAAAGAATGGTTTTCAAAGACCTAACATTATTAAATGCTGTAAAAATAAAAGAAAAACACATGCGGGATTCCGTTGGGAATACGCTTTATAAAGGAGAAATTATTATGGCAGCAGCAGTCGGAACATTAGTAAAAGTAACAGAATTTGCTGGAGATTCAAAAATTGTTAGCTTAACAGCACCAATCGCAACAGCAAGTGATACTATTACATTAACATTAGCAGATCATGGTATTAGCCAAATCGATGCAATCGTTGGTTTAGTTATTACTGGTGGACAAGATGCAGCTTTTACAGCAGTGTCAGCAAGCTACAGTGGTTTAGTTATCACAGTCGTTTCAGTAGAGCAAGACGGAACAGCTTCAACTGCATGGACAGATACTACAATTGCAATTACAGTTTTAGGACAGTAATTAGAATACTTATGCTCGGAGGGGGGAAACTTCCTCTGAGTATTTTAAAAGGAGAATAATATGTGTCCGGTAACAGATACAGATTTCGCATCAACATTGGATTTAACTGCCCTTGCATCACAAGGTAGTGGTTTATCAGCAAATGGAATGCGACAAAAAGATTTAGTAGCACAGTTAACAGAATTAGAAGCAAATTTCAATGCAATACTAACAAAGCTCGACACTGACGGTGGAGTTACAGATACAGATTATAATGCAACATTTGCTGTTGATTTAGATGACACTGTTGTAGGTTCATTAGGATTAAATCAATCTGCAATTGTTAACTTATTAGATAGTTTTATTACAAACCTTAATTTAGCACTTACTCAATTAGATGGTGACGAAGGCGTAGCAGACACAGATTACAATTCAGTTCTTGCGATTACGGATGTTGTTAATGCACAATCTGTAGTTGATCGTAATACGGCAATTATAAATGCTGGCATGAGTCAAGGTGCATTATATACATTATTAAATTCAGTTGTTACCAATGTAAATGCTCTTAATGCTAAATTAGATGCAGACGCAGAATAGGAGAATGATAAAATGAAAGACATAATTAAGAAGATTGAGCAAGCTTACGATTTATTGAATTCTAAGATTGCATCTTATGAAGTAAAGTTTCAAAAAGCAGCAAAAGATTCTCAAGAAATTTTTCGTCTTAAAACAGAGCAAGAAGGCGTTTTAAAATCATTAAAGCAAAAAGAAAAATTATGTAAAGGTATCATTGATGCAAAAGAAGTTCTTAAAAAAGCTAATGAAGTTAAGATTAGAAACAACAATGAAATCCTAAGAATTGAGACTCTCAAAAAGCAATGGAAAGAAAAAGAAGACAACCTTGCAAAAGAGAATGAAGAATTAAAAAAGATGAAGTCAATCTATGCTACTAAGACTGAAAACTTAGATAAAGAATTGCAAGCGCACAAGAAAAGAAAACAAGACATTCGCAAAGAAGTTCTACTTGATGAATTAAAAACTTTTGCATAAGGATAGATTATGACAGGAGCAGAATTACTAGTATATGTAAAGAATACCTTAATCCGTACGGATAAAGATTCTGAGATATATGAAGCAGCGACGGACATTATTGCTGACATTCGTTTGCAATTGCGTACTGAAGATTATAAGACAGAAGCTTTCGCAACTTCTTTAGTAACACTTGGAGATTACAGTACAACCCTACCAACTGACTTCGGTCATATAATTGGCAATATTACATTAGTTGATAATGCTGGAACTATGACACGAACACTAAACAAGTTAAATAAGCAATCATATGATGATAAATATGGAGATCGTTTATTAACTACTGTCGCTAATCGTGATAGCGGCGTTCCAATTGATTTCTGTATTTATAGTGGAACAATATATATCGGGCCTGTGCCTGATAGCATTGCATATAAATATTCATTAAATTATTCTACAGAAAATTATACAGAGATAACTGCATTAACAGACCCTGTTCCTTTCTCTGAAAGGTATCGAAGGATGTTACGAGCCGGAATTCTTGCTGAAGTTTATGCTGGGCTTGAATCATTTGAGGAATCGAATTATTGGCGTGAATTCTATAACGGTGATTTAACTAAACTAAAGATGAATGACGATGAAAATACACAAAGTATGGAAGGTGTTACTTATCATGGCATTTAATATTGCAGAATTATTATCAGGCGCACCGGCACAAGAAGAAAGAGACAGGTTTGGTTTAACAGAAGGTGATCAGAGATCATCTTTTGCTAGTCTAATGTCTCAGAGTAATGTTAGTGGCGTTGATGTTAATAATAACATTCTGAATGCTATATCATTTATTGAATCATCTAATAATACTAACCCTGCAAGGTTAGTAGAGAATGAAGATGGTGCTTTAGGGGAATTTCAAATAAAAAAAGATATGTTTACAGATGTTAAGAAACATTTCCCTGACACTAGAAATTTAACCTTTAAAGAAGCTGCTCTCGGAACTAGACGACGAGAGATTGCAAGTAAAGCTTTAGAAGTAACATCAATGAACTTAGCTAGTGAAGGAGTGGCGCCAACAAGAGATGCTCTAATCACTGCATATCATTCAGGTGCCGGAAATGTTTCACGTGGAAATATTGGAAAAAAAGGTAAGAAATATTTAAAAGATATAAATGCACTACTAGATAAAAATTAGGAGATAGATTATGACAATACCAACTACAGGAATAGATGAAGCAAGCCCAGCTGGAAGCGATCAAATTGCTCTTGGCGACAACAAGATTCGTGAATTTAAAACTCAGAACAGAGAGATTTTAGAAGTAGACCATAATTATCAGTCTAGCGGTCAAGATGCTGATGCGGGTAAGCATAAGAAAGTATCTCTTATTGAGCAAGCAGATTTAGGAACTGGCGCAACTGGTAAACCTATTCTTGGAGCGCAGACAATTAGTGGTAAAGCAGAGCTTGTTTTTACTGATGAAGATGACAATGATATTCAGATTACTAGTGCTGGTGCTTTAAGTGCATTAGCAGCAGTTTATCCTATTGGGATTGTTGTAACATTAGGTGTTAGCACAAATCCTGCGACTTTATTTGGCTTAGGTACTTGGACAGCTATTGAAGGTAAAGTTATTGTAGGTCTTGATTCAGGACAGACAGAATTTGACACTTTAGATGAAACAGGTGGTTCTAAAACACATACCTTAACAACAGATGAAATTCCTGCTCACACTCATACTGTGGGTATTGGCGCGCCAGATAGCTCAAATGGTGGGATAGCAAATTATGCAAATGACGAAAATCCGGGAAGTATGAATACTGGTTCAACTGGTGGAGGATCTGCTCACAACAATCTTCAGCCTTATATCACAAAATATGTATGGCAAAGAACTGCATAGGGATAATTAATGGCATTAAGAGAAAAAAATAAAGGTTCAGTTCTTCTTATAGAAGGTATTGACATTTCGCAACCTGCTGAATATATTTCGGATAATTCTGCTAGGAATAGTGAAAACTTTGAAGTATCTCGTGGCATATTATCTAAGCGGAATGGAACTCTACAACTCGGCGGAATAGTTGGGAATGTGGTTCTTACTTTAGCTGCTAATGCAGGTAATACAGAAACTGTTGTTCTTGGAACTAAGACATATACTTTTCAAACTTCTCTTACTGACGTAGATGGCAATGTACTTATTGGTGGCTCGGCTTCCGCCTCTATTGACAACTTGATTGCTGCTATTAATTTAGCTGCGGGTGCTGGTAGTACATATGCTACTTCAATGACAGCACAGCCAGAAAGTGTTGCAGCATCTGCTGGAGCAGGAGACACGATGGATGTTACTGTTAATGCTGGTGATACCTCAACAATACCTACAACTGAGACAATGGCTAATGGATCGTGGGGTGCTGTAGCAATTGTTTTTCCAACTCAAGTTGAGATAGTTGGTGGTCGTGAATTTATACGATCAGAAATTAGATATAATGTAAGGATTGGTCTTGATAAGATTGAGCATTATAATGCAAATAGCCAATTATGGGTTGATATTACAGGAACAGATTTAACTGGAACATCTTTAGATTTAATTGATATGGCAGTACCGTTATTAAGTGGATCAGTTATTCTATGTATTACAAATGGAATTGATGCAATACGTAAATGGACATCCTCTGGAGACACAGCAGTATTAGGTGGAACGCCTCCAGTAGCAAAATTTATTCAAGAATATAAAACATATTTAGTATGTGCAAATATTCAAGGTGGAACAGATATTACGCAACGAGTTCAATGGTCAGATACAGCAGACCCTGAAACTTGGGGAAGCGGTAACGCTGGCTCACTTGATTTAGTTGAAGATGGTGAAGGTGTTACTGGTCTTAATTTATTTGGTAATTATGTATGTGTTCATAAAGAGAAATCTATTTATTTAGGTTATTTGATCAGTGGATCTGCAATATTTCAATTTGATCGTAAGGCAACTGGTGTTGGTGCCATTGCTAATGGTGCAATACAGAATATACCGTCGGGCGAACAAATATTCTTAGCAAAAGATGGTCTTTATATATTTAATGGTGTTAATACAAGGTCTTTATCACAAAAAATTAATGAAGAGATTAGAGATACTATTAATCCAGAATATGCCAAGAAGTCATGGTCAGTAGTTGTTAGAGAGAAAAAAGAAGTTTGGTTTGGAATACCTATTGGTTCATCAACCATTGGAGATACAATTTATAAATATAATTATGAAACAGGAATTATATTAAAAGATAAGCGTACAAATTCTAATTCAGCATGGTTAGGTGATGCGACATCTGGATTAACTTGGGATGAGATGGTAGGTACGTGGGATGAAAACACGTCACGTTGGGATGGATCAGGATTATCTAAAGGTTTTGATGTTATAAATATATCTGATTCGGATGGCTATACATATAAATCTTCTAGTGTAACTAATAATGATGATGATGTCGCTGTAAATGCTTTGTGGGAATCAAAAGATTTCCAAGATTCACAACAGAAAATTTCTAGGTGGAATAAGTTAGAGATTTGGGCAAAGGGTGGAGATGTTAAGGTAGAGTATTCAATAGATCAAGGTTCTACGTGGGTTGAGATGATTGATAGCCCGATGACATTAACTGACAGTTATCCCGGGATTGATTCCCCAGATATTTTTTACTTTGATGTTGTATCATCTCAAATTAGATTTAGATTTTCTAATGGGAATCTAGGCGAAACATTAGCAATTAAACAGTTTATTATTAGTTATATGTCAAGGGAGTTTAGACAATAATGGCAACTTTAAACATGCCAAACGATATTATTTTTCCTGTTCCGAAGACTCCAGAGGAAGCGGAAATGCAGAAGATTTTAAATGAATATTTTACAAGTATAAGACAGGTACTTACTGAGATTGAAAGTAAATTACCATAAGGGAGAAGGGTATGGCATTTTTGGGAATAAGAGGGACTAAAACTAGAGAGTTTGATCCAATTACTCAATTTAGGCCTGAGCAGGTAGCATCTATTAAAGCGTTAGAGACTTTAGCCTCTACTGGTACTGGTGGTGGAATTACTTTAGGTGAAGGATTTGATGGACCTTTAGGGAATTTTGACCAGACTATGGGAGAGTTAGAATCACTTCAAGGGCTTAAAGATTTAATATCTGGCGATGCCTTAAAGACTTCTGAGTCTACATTATCTGATTTAGCAAGTCAGAAGTTTAAGTTTAACCCAGATGATCCTTCGAGTGGTTTTGCAGACTTTAGTCGTGCTTTAGCTAAATCTGGTGGAGAGGCGCAAGATAGAATTAATCAAGAAGCTGCACGAACAGGTGGAGTATTTGGTAGCGGTCGTGGTCGTGATACAGCAAGTTTAAATGCAGATTTATCTAATCAAAGAGGTCAATTCTTAGCAAATTTATTTAATACTGGTCAATCAAGAGTTTCATCTGAGCGTATAGCAGGAGCGCAAGGACTACAAAACTTATCTAGAACAAAGTCTGGATTACTTGGACAGTTACAAGAACAAGCACAGATTGGAAGATTATTAAAAGATGAAGAAGCTCGTCGAGGATATACAGAATTTCAACGTGCTAGAGGTGAAGAGTTAATAAGGATTGGATTAATGCAAGATCAAACACGTACACCATTGAATACTATTGTAACTAAAGGTCCAAGTACTTTTATGAAAATGGCGGGTGAAGTTAGTGGTTTTGCTGGATCTAGTAATACACATAAGTTCGGATATACAACAAATCAAACAAGTATAAAAGAGAGTAAAGAGAAATCAGAAAAAATGGCTATGGCACTTCTTAAGGCTGGAGCTGGTGGCGGTGCAGGAGGTGGATCATAATGAGTAGTTTACATCAGATATTAATGCAGAGAGCGGCTATATTATTTCCAGAATTTCGTCCAGGATATGGAACAGGAGCGCCCAGCAAGCAATTATATAGTATGGCAGATGACATTTCTGCAAGAATTGATAAAGAAAGAGATGCGGCTACTAAGGTTAGTAATCAGAAAAAAGCAAATGCTATGGCAATTAAGAATTTCGGTGAATTAACAGGAGATAACGTAGGGGCGGGTAAGTTAATACCTTCTCTGAAATTAACTAAAGATGGTAATTATGAATTAACGCGAAAGTCTGCCTCACCTGCCGAAAAGAAGATTCAACGTGAAGAGGAGCTTGCATCAAACTTTAAACAAAGCGTTATTGATGGTGTTTCATCTACTGAACTTGCAATTAAATTCCCTTCTATGGCTAAGAATATTAAAGACTTAGAAGATTTAGGCGCGGTTAGTCCTCAAGGATTTGTTCAGCAACCTCATGTTTTGTCTCAGATTACTGTTAGTAATGTTGTCGGTGGTTCGGAAAAGGTTGAAGATACCGTTGAGAGTGATTCTATAGTTACAGATTTAACGCCACAAGGTAGACCAAAAAGTATTATTTCTAAATCTGGAAAACTAAAAGCTGGTGAAATTTCAGCTATTGGTAAAATTCAAGAAACTCAAATTAAAGATGCTGTTAAATCTATTTCTAATTTTAATCGTATTAAACAAGCATCATCCGGGATGGTTGCAGCTGCTAAGAGAGTTGTTAAAGAGCAGGGCGGACTAGGATTTATTCAGATAGCAACAGGAAAGATAAAGCGATTTAGTGCTAAATTAGGACTAGGTGAAGTTAAGCCTGAAAATGCTCAGGCAGGTAGAGCTGAGTTAATTGGTATGACTCGTGAAATGGTTTTAGCTCTTTCCCCTATCTTAACAAATCAGAACAGGGTAATTCAGGGGATTGTTGATATGTTATCTGAGACAGTTCCAGATCCAGATAAGCCAACAACAGGTACAGAATTTACAGCACAGTTGAAGCAAACTACTAAGAATGCTTTTAGATTAAGTAAAGCACTATCTACTGGAGCTTTAACAGCAGAAGAAATATCTAAGTTGAATTCTGGAGATGAAGCAGACATCAAGAAAACAATGAAGGATGTTTTGGATAGAACTTCTTGGGTAGACGCAGATGATAAATTCTTTGATGAGCAATGGCAAGAAATTGTTTCAACTCCAGCATCTAAAGCAGAGTCTATTTTTCAACAAGGATCACAAGAAAATGATGTTGATGATAGATTTTTACAATATCAAAAAGCACGACAGGGAGGGCGTTAAATAATGGCTCTTAATAAAGATGAATTTACTAATTTAGTAGATCAAGGGTTTTCTGATGAAGAGATAACTAAGTTCGAGGCAAAGCTTGACGAGAAGAAAGCCAAGCCTTTGACTGAAATAGTTTCTGATAATTTTCAGAAAGCTTTATCTGATACACATTCAGAAGTTATTTCTCCAATTGGAAAGGGTCTTGATGTAGCTGCTTTTGGACTTCCAAGGGCTATGTTAAAGAAATATAATCCAGAATTAGATAAATCTTTATTCCCTGACCAAGAAACATTAAAAGGAAAGACTCTTAATATTGGATCACAAGTAAGAGGACTACTTGTAGGAGGCGCTGCTAAATTAGTAAAACAAACAGGGAAGTTAATCCCAGCTGGTGCAAAATTAGGAAGAAGAATTGTAGGAGGTGCTGCTCAAGGAGCTGTTGGTGGCGCTACTCAGGTTACTGGTGAATTAGAAGATAGCATTATTGGACAAGTTGGAAAACAAGCATTTCAAGCAGGTGCTGGCGCAGCGTTAGGTGGAGCTATTCCTCTTGGTGGAACCGTTATTGGAAAAACAAAATCAGCTGTACGTCATTTGAAGAAGTCTGCCGAGGGTTATATATCTGATGTTATTGCTCCAAAGTTAGCAGATAAATTTGGAAAAGCGGTTTCTTCTTTAGATGATAATGTTGTAGATTATGCTGAGAATGTCTTAAAGATTTCAAGAAACTCTATGCAAAAGATTGCTGAGAAAGGAGCCGCTACGTTAGATGAAGTATTTGCGGCAACACGAGGTTTAGCTGACGACATTGAGAATAGATTGCATATTGGTATTAGACAAAGAAGAGATATCGCTGACCAAGCATATTCTCAAGCAATGGATTCTGTCCCTGATGGTCATATATTTCAAATTACTAAAGCTAAGAATAAAATTTCCCAAGGATTAAGGTCTAAGGGGATATTGAATGCAGATAATTCTATCAATGTCGATAGAGCGAAAATTGCTACTGCACCAGATAGAACATTGTTAGATGTCTATGGAGAAATGGACAAATCAACAGGGGCTGGAAAAGTAGATTTTACATTTTATAGGGATAAGCTGAGTAGTTTATATAAAGAAACTGGAACAACTAATCGAGATGTTTTTAAAGCTATTGATTCATTATATGATGATGCAGCTAATTCTGGATTCAAGGGTCTAAATGAAGCGAGGGGTTTACAGAAAACTGCTTTTGAAATGGAAAAGAGATTTTCTAAAAGTGCCATTACTAAAACAAATAAATTAAATAAATACAATAAATTTAGTGATTCTGAGAGAGATGAATTAAAAGATTTAGTTTCATATATTGAAGATGATTTTCCTTTAGATTCTGGTATTATTGATGATTTGGAATCTACCATTGCTTCAAGAGAATTACAGGTATTAAAAGCTAAGACAGGGCCTGATGTTTTACGATCTGATTTATTGAAAGCGCGAGATAAAGAAAACTTTAATGTTATGAAGGATAAGTGGTCGGGAATTCTTGGAAATAAGAATGTTGATAAATTATTTCAAGATGTGAGATCATCTGTTATTGGTAAAAAATTATCTCAAGATATAAAAAATACAGCAGTAACTGGGGCCGTAGCAGCAGGGACTGGTTATGGACTATACATGCTTGGACTTAAAGGTGCTAGGTCTGTAGCTGATTTTGTACAACAATAGGAGCAAATAATGCCAAGCTTTTTTGACACAATGAATCATTTAAATAGTGGTATTGATTCCTCATACGCAACGAGCGATGTTGATGAATCAGACAACCCGAGATATTATGGGTATTTAGAACAACATGGTAGGTGGATAATTATGGAGCAAAACACCTCAACAGGGGCCGTTAGATATGCTCAAGGTAAGAACGACTACACTACTAATTGGA